CCAACGTTCGTTCTCAAATCGTGCAGCAAACAAATCAGCTGTGTGCATTATGAATGGTAGTGATGTTTTGATTGCCTGGTCCTTATCGAACTTGATAAAATACTCTTTATTGTTTTCATCATACAACCCATCGGTAAGCTTAATACCAATCCACTCTTCTTGACTACACTTAACACCAAACTGATTGAGTAAATAAAAGGTTCTATCGGTAAGATTCATCCAATGGATATTTGAATTGTATTTGTAAATCTTACCTTGATTTTTAACATGCCATTCGGAATCATTTTTGATATACAAATCTTCCTCAAGTGTTCCCAGTTTTCCAAGGTCATGGTGTAATGCTGTAAAGATTACGTTTTCACGGGTGTAGTCTCCTTGACCCATACCAAGTTCAGTATATAGGTCGTATACCTTTAAAGCGTTCTTGGTCACACGAAGAACGTGGTCTACATACCCACCTGGAAAAGCATTGTGAAAATGTTCAGTAGATGATGCTGGTGTATAAATAATACGTTCCTCAAAGTGGTCGTACATTTTATTTAAAGCATCAAGACGTTCGCCTGTAAATGTTTTGTTGATTACGGAACGGAACTTTTCATAGTTGGATACCAACTCTTCTGCGGTAAAATAGTTAATCATATATTATATAATTTGGTCAATAATTCCAAGTTCAAGTGCTTGTTCAGCATTTAAGAAGTAATCTGATTTTTGATTCTCTTCCCAATACGTTTTATCTTTTTTAGTGAATTGCCCCATTAACTCATTACATTCATCCTCAAGTTGTTCGGAGAATTTAGCATTTGATTTAACATCACTTAATTTACCAATGGCAAATGTGGATAATTGGTGAACCATGATTTTGGAGTGTTTACTTGCGGTTCGAGTACCCGTACCAGCCGCCAATAATAAAGCAGCAGCGGACATAGCCATACCTCTACAAATTATATTAAACGTGACTCCTTGAGATTTCATACTATGAATATAGTCGATTAAAGCAAGAGTCTCCACCACATCACCACCCGGTGAGTTAAGCATAACATTAATTACACTAGCGTCTTTGTTTATTTTACGAATCAATCTCACTTTAGAGATTACATCAAAAGTTAAACCATGTACAATCTCGTCTTGAATTAAAATTACATTATCAGTAAAGTCAATACCATAATCAAATTCACGAAAATATTTTCTTTGGTTATCGGTATCACTACCATCAACATTAGTGTCTTCAAATCTAATGTTGGTGGTGTCACCGGTAGTAGTTACATACAATTCATCCATATCTTTTTATATTATATTAAATCAAATATACGAAATTCTTTTGAAGAATCCAAATTATTTTTGATATCTTTTTGCATTAGCATATGTATGCTGATGTCTTGGTGCTGGTGGATTTTTTACTTCACCATACAACTCTTTAGCAACCTCATCATCAGTTGGTACAAATATTACTTCTTCTTTTTCTTTTTTAATTTGTTCTTCAATTGGTCTATCTTCAATCTCAATTGTGTCTTCATTTGTTTCGATTGGTTCTCCGATTGTAGTTTCTGGTTGTAATACTTCTTCATCAACGGAGTCGCTAATAAGAACCCCATCGCCAATGTGAATATCAGTAGTGTTATCATTGATACTATTTGATTGATTTCCATCAGTTTCCTTTTTTGTTTTAGTTAATTTATTTAAAGCGATAACCATAGAAATGGCTAACGGGTCGAATACGAATACAATCAAAAGGGTAAACCAGTTCACGATTACATTCATAGGTTTGCCTGTGATTTCAGACATATATCGTAACGGACCAACTTCGGCGGCTACCTCATTGTTGGTTTGTAAATCCAATACTTGTAAATCTAATTGGGTAACTGAATCAGTTAATACCTCTATTTTTTTGGATACGGATTCTCTTTGTTCAACGGCTGTTGTAAGTTGTGACTCCAATGCTCTACGTTGTGCCGATGATGTAGATGTAATTATATTACCATTCCTATCAACACGAGATTGTGTGTTGTTAGCCAAACCACCACGGAGCCCATTTATGGATTCATTGAGTTTTGATTTTTCATCAGTATAGTAAGTTAGTTGTTCTTGAAATCGAGACTTCTTTAACTCAACAACCTCAACCATTTTATCAGTAACACCCAACTTGTCAGCGGTGGATTGATATGCTGATGTTAAGAATCCATAGATACCAGCCGAGGTGATTAACATCAGTACACCTACAGCGAGCGTTAGATACCATTTCATCCAACCAGCTTTACTCCAATGGTTGTGTAGGTATGAAGCAAGTATGAGTTTAGAGAACTCAAGAGCTCCTGCCATTATGATTACTTCAGTTCTAGCTCCAGCAAACAAGGAACTTAAACCAAACACGGAATAGTAAGCCGCTGAACCGGCTAATGCAAACGTACTGATAACCATCAGAACGATGAACCCATTTTCCCTTGTTAAAAACTTTTTCATTTTTTTTTCCTAAAACCTAATTTTATTAACTTTCTAATCTGTACTTATTATCACAATCAAGTTACTGATAACCGCTTAACGCTTAAGCAAACAAGCTGCTTGTGACTAACATAAATATCAAGCAGATTGTTAATAATAATATATTATTAAGCATTGCCCATATTATGCCCCTTTGGGTGTTTACCAAATTTGGAAATGTAATCTAACACAGTCAGTTCTTTCATCTTGGCTTCAATGTCAATATCAAGGTCATGACCATATGTATTGATTTCCGAATAGATGAAGTCAGAGTGTGCTTGTGGTTTAGCAGTAGGGTCTTCTAACGTCTTTGATTCTGAATAGTGGACAAGTGGTTTGACATCACCCCAAGTAGACATAGCAAGTTCAAGGGCTTCTTGTTCGGTTAGTCCGCCTGTATTGAATGTATGATGGTGGTAGTCGAACACAATAGGGATACCAGTACGTTCGTGGATATACATAAGGTCTTTAACTGAATACATACTACCTTTGTCATCATTCTCAACAGTCAGTCGTGCTTGAACTGATTCTGGTAACAATTCAAAATTCTTACAAAATCTATCCATAGCAGATTGCTTGTCACCATACACACCATTACAATGGATGTTAATAAGGTTGTACGGACTACGTTCCAATCCCATAAGGTCAAAGTGCTCACCATGAATAGATAAGTCTTTGATGGTGTTCTTAACCACGTTCTCGTTAGGTGATACTAACACATTGAATGGACCAGGATGAGACGTGATACGTTGATTGTACATATTAGCGAGACTACCGGCACCACGAAGTACATTTGAAAACTTGTCAAAGTCTGGCATATCTGATAACTGAAATTCAGTAGCCCATGGTACAAGGTCCGATGTCATACGAAATAGTCCGAACCCATTTTGGTGATTCCACTTGATAATCTCTACAAGGTCACGAGCGTTTTGGAGTGCTAGATTGGATGACCTACTAATACCTTCCTTGAGAAATGTCTTCTTGACCATAGAACGATTTGTGGTAATCTTTTGTTTACCAAGGGTCATGTTAATACAGCAATATCCTAATTGTGTCATATCTTTTAGTTATATACAAATGTAATAAAAAAAAAGGACTTATACAAGCCCTTTTTCATTTTTATTTAAAGTTTTTCAAATTTAGGTTTTAACGCCTTCCAAATTATCTTATCATAATCCTTACCATCCCACATAGCAAACATGATTGATTTTGCAATTGGATGGTGGTCTTTGATATGTTCGGCAAATTGTTTTTTAGTTGGTTCTGGGTCAACATCACCATATTTACCAAACCTAAAGTAATCGTAGGTTTTACCTAATTGATTCCAGTATTGGTAGTACCCATATTTAAGAGTTGAAACATAAAGCTTTATCTTTGTATAAAACTCATCAGGAACATCTTTAAGAATGTCATCTATATTACCACCACTTGATACTACTTCCCAAATTGAGGTTGTAGACAAATTGGTCATTATTTTATGTAAACGAACATATTCTTCAAATTTGATTTTCATTCTAAAATTACCTGGGTGGAATCTTAAAACAAAACCCTCTTTGTTAATTTCATTCTTTTCCTTCAATGACTTATAAAGTTCATCAGAGAAATTAAAGTGTTGTTCAGTTTTAACAATGTCTGATTTTTTAATTCCATTTCCAGCAAAGATAGAACAAGCAGTTGTCCAATGAAGTTCGATTTCGTCTGTCGGTTTCCAACCTGTAAATCCTTCGTTTAAAACCACCGATAGAAAAACTACCGTTTCTTTACCATAATCTACTACAATTCGGTTTTCAGGATAAATGATTTCTACAAGGTAAGCATATTCCCTCATCCAAACATTATCAAAGACCGGATAGTTTCTTTTAAGAATTTCCATACCTCTGATTGCTTGGTCTGAAGTAAATGAACCACGAGTTGCCATAACCCACTCACCTTCGTAGTTAAATAGGATACCCAACGAACCGTCCATTTTTTCTTGGACATAGACATAATCCCCTTTAGTAGGAATTTGACTTTCACTCCACTTACCACCCACTAACTCTTCGTAATTAAAGAATTTTTTAAATGGACGTACTATTACTTTACCAGAATCCGTGTTGGTTATAAGACCTCGACATTGAATGGTTACATCATCCCATAGACTCTCATATTGAACCTTTTCAGTATAGTTCCAAATAGTAAGTGGTAACGTGGGATGTGTCTGACTATACAACAACCCATCCGATTCATATTTTTTAAGTACGTCTAACATAACTTCAATTCAAATCGATTTTTCATTTGTTCTAACTTATCGTCAGGCACACCATGTACGTTTACACCACCATGTCTATTTTCAACTACTAATGAGTAAACTCTATATCCATATTGTTTAGCCAATTCAAAGTATGTTTGCATTTCCCATTCTTGGGTAAATGTATTTGATACTACAATTTTTCGATAGAATTGGTCATTAACCAAAGAATCTTTCATATAAGTTTCAACTGTATTTCTACAAAACTCATGTGCATCTTTTAATTTAGAACCATCAAAGTTGTAGTTACCTTCTTTATCATAAAAATACTTATCAGCTTCACATATTAAGAAATCACTTCCTACTATTGAATTTGCTAATGTTGATTTACCACTACCGGGCAATCCTCTTAATAAAAATAACTCTTTCATATTAATCTTTTTTCGTGATGGTCTTTAGGTAAACATAATTTTTTAATAGGTCGGTCTTTTAACAAGTCTAAAATTTCAACAAGTTCGATTGGGTATAGTTCGTTACCATCCATACCAACATCCATAGCACGACCCTCGGCAATACGATGTTGTGGATACAGGTGACAATGACCATGTAAATGCATTATACCAGCATTCATGTTATCCCAACTTGCAATTGGATAATGCATACACACAAATGAAAACTTATCTACAAATTTACCATTTGGGATTCGTAAGTCAAGATACAAATACTCATGGATTGACTTGAACAACCTCTGAATGTTTTCTTTATTTCTACGAATGTGGTGGTCGTGGTTACCAAGAACCAAGTGTATGTTTTTACAAAGAATCCTATTCCTAAACTCTTCAATCTTATCAAACCCACCAAACGACCAATCTCCCATGTGAATCAAAACATCGTTTTCATCCACCACCTCGTTGATGTTGTTTACAATAGCATCATTCATCTCTTCAATAGAATCAAAGTGACGAGCGGTATCATCAGCATCCTTCCAATTCGTGGTAGCTGAACAAATGTTTGCGTGACTATAATGGGTATCGGATGTGAACCACAATCGTTGACCCTTTTCTAATACTAATTTCATAATTCTAAACTATTTGGATAATATAATAAAGTTGGGTTTTTCTTTTGAATATCAATTTCAGGATATTGTTTCTTGAACTCCATAACATCAAAACGTTTGGTAATAAGATGGTAACCATTTTTAGTCGGAATTATTGCTTCAACCTTTGGACCTTCGGGTCTTAACATATGGATTTCATTACTAATTAGATTTTCAATTCCATTCTCTTTTGAATCTATATCAACAATCCAACGTTTCTCCAAAGTATTCAGTTGTCCAACTACCGAATCAAATAAGTTTTTTTGGTTATGTTGTCCATTTTGGATTTTTTTTGCAAGTGCAACCATCATGTTCAAAGAAACATCTTTGTGATTTTGTTTTTGAATATGTATGTAAGCTCGGGCCTTAAACATCTCACACAATTGACAAATCTCTTCGTATCGGTTCTCCAAATATTCAATATTCTCAACACAATAAGTTTTGATTGTTCTTACCGATTGGTGATTGGATTTATCCGTTGTTTGGTCTTTCTTACGTTTTAAAACATACAACATATAAAAGTCACCTTCATTTTCGAAGTTAAGTAAAGACTTGATGATATGTAGGTTGTCAATCATGGTTATTATTTTACTATACAAATGTAAATAAAAAAGGGGACTTAAACAAGCCCCCTTTGTTAAAAAATTGTTAAGTTTTACTTTATCTTAACACGAACGGATTCTTTTTTAGAACTTTTAACTTTGGGGATTCTAACAATCAAAATACCATTCTTTAATTCAGCCGTAGTTGATTCGGTATCAAAGCTTGAATTAATCTTGTACTTACGAGAAAAATGTCTAACTGAATTTTCAGCGTTCATAACCAAGACTCCCTCTTCAATGTTAATTGATACTTCGTCTTTTTCAAAACCGGGAATTTCAAATTCCATTTTTAATTCTGAATCAGTAACTTCCATGTGGTCATTTCTGATATCATAGTTTGTAGCAGCTGTTGACCACAAACTAAAATCTTTGTCGTCTAATAGATGTTTTAATAACGATGTCATAAATTTCTCCTTTTTTTGATATACCATTTACCAATGTCATACCAATCTTAATTTCATGACATATTGTCAGTTAACTGACCTTGCTGGCGTAGTTCCAATCAGGTTATATATGTCAACATTTCCTTTATTCTCACGAAATGTCAGGATTAACCCATCCATCATAAAAGTTCCTATGGTCTTTTTTCTTAAAACATCATCATCACACTTTATAAGAAACGCATTTTCAGTAATAATAACATCTATATCTAACGGATGTGATTGAGGTGAATTGAAATCAATACCATCAATAGTTTCAGAGTCGTAATTAAAGAACTCATAGATGTATTCTAATTTATCTGTATCTGACATCGACATGAAGAAATCAAACTCTTCAGCATCCCAAATCCAATCAGAGTCTTCCATATACAACCCTCCCATATTATATAAGTATTTTATTTATGGGATTTGTATATGTCATTCAAAAAAAGTAAACCCTCTTTAGACATTGCGGTTTCTGATTCTGAAATATAATCCATACAAATTTTTATAAAATTTTTAGAAAAATCATCGGTTACTTTCCAATACACTTCAGTTAGCTTATCCATCATACGAACTTTATACTCTTCCGATATTGGAGTATCTGATGTTAGATACATTTTAACTTTAGATGATACTATAGTAAAAACGGGGTCTCGTTTATCTCTTATGATTTCGATGA